AAAAACTCACGAATCATTTGATCCCAGTCATAGGTTATAGTATCAATTACATAACCAAAAATCATACCTTGATCTACTAGATACTGTCCATATGATTTAATAAATTCACTAACTCCCTGAGTAGTATAATATAAATTACCATATGGTATTGTAATAGTTTTGTCTGTATAAAATTCACTACTAACTGTCACTGACAGATTATTCACACTTAATGTTTTTGTAAATCCAGCTTTAGGTACTGATACCGTAAAGAATGGATCGCTTTGACTATTTCCCCAAACTGTATAACCCGCACTAGTACGTTGTACAATAACTGAACTATATACAATTTTATCTTCTGGTACATTATCGTATAACAACACACTATAACTATTGTCTGGAATTAACAATGTTGTATTTTGAGTATTCGGTGTTGATTTTTCAATCAAAAATTTTAAGTATTGTTTACTACTAAATCCAGCCATATTATATGTTAGTCTGACATCTAGATTTTTCAAGGTTGTAGTAACTTCAGTTGTACCATTAACACCACGTTGATTGATATAGTCTACTACCCAATTAATATACGATGCCTTGGACACGCCTTGAGAAGTGGATTCGTCATATCCATAAACTTGAATCTCTCTAGGATTCAAATGATAACGATCATTGTATAGATATTGATTGAATTCTTTATTATATTTGTACAAATCACGATCAACATTTAAGTTAAAGAATTTTGCTGGTTTAGTTAATGCTAATATACGCATTAAATCAAATGGATATGAACTACTGCGTAGATATGCAGTTTCTGCCGGCCCTTGATCTCCTACAATCCAATTACGTTCAAATGTAAATGAATCATAATTACCAACTACAATTGGTAATGGTGATTGTAATGTTCCAGCCGGATTTACTGGCAATACACTTAATAATTCTGGTCTGATTTTAAATGGATTAATATAACTATCACCATTATTCCATACATAACCTTCACTAATTTCTTGCCACATATATGTATTATCACTAGTATATGGAGCAGCACCGTATCTATCAGTCCACCAAGTTGGTTCACTGGTTAATCCTAACATTTCCCATGGCGCATTTGCTGGATCACTAGTATCATAGAACCAATTATATACACCTCTCCAATAACCTTGTTTTAACAATTCATTGTTAAGTATGTTAGTACTCTTATTATAATTATATGAAAATTGATTTGATCTATTGTATTGTTGTGTTTTATAATCAATACGATTTAAACCAACCCATTTTAAGAAATTTGTTCTATATATATCTAATATTTCACTTTGTGAATAATCAGTGGTTCTAAATTGTCCTGGAATAACTTCATCTGCTGATAATGGTATATCACCAGAAACTTTTAAGTTATTGTAAATTCTAGTTTCAAATTCTAATAAAACTTTATCACGGAAATCAGTTAACTGACCGTTAATATAATTACCATAAAGTTTTGTATAACTACCATCATGACCTAAAATAAAATAAGTTGGGATAGTATAAGTATTATCTAAGATAACTTCAGGAATAAAACTTGGATATAATCCTAGTTTAGTTGGTGTGTTTGGACAATATGTACCATATGTTTGATTGTATTCATTAACTGTAATTGTATCACCAGCAACAATGTTATATGTTACTGTTAAATTTGGACTAATATTATTAACAACATAATCCACACCACGTATCAATTGATTAGTAACTAGTTGACCATTAACTGTAGTAGTAATATAAACAGCTAAACCATAATAGTTCGCTGATGTAAAATCATAAGTTCTATATGTTGGTAATGTAATAGTAGATAATGAAACATTAAATGGATAACTGTTGGTTCTATATGGACTTCCAGTATACAACATATCACTCCAAAAGAATGAATTTGTACTGTTTCTTGTACTGGCAATTTGATAAAGAATTGTATCCAACATTGTAGCTGGAGTTGTATAGACTGTGAAATCGTTTTGATCAGTTAAATTAATCAACAATGATTTGAAATTTGTATATTGATCACTGTTGAATTGTAATGCTTCAAATAAATTAAATCCAGGTTTACGTAAAAATACACCGGGTAATACTAAACTGGCACTATTCTGAATAATTGCCGTGCCAAATCTGTTTAAGTTTCCTAGATTATAAACATTATTAGGTCCAAATACTTGTCCTGTTACTCCTACTGTATTTTCAAATATGGTGTCATACTGGTTCTTGATATCACCAACATCAACATTAGTAATGTCGGTGTTAAATGGATTGTTTTGTAAATTACTAGGAATTTCATAATAACCAGTACGACTAACTTGATCACTCAATAATGTTACTGTAACTTTATTTCCACGTATTGCCGGAGTATTTAATATAATAGTAGTAGTATTGTTATTTAGATCAATGACATGTGAATAAGCAGTATCCTCATCTAACGATACATCATTGACATACACATGATGTGGATCAATTACCGTATCAGTTTTCACTACTACATCACATGTAAATCTAGATTGAGTTTCTTGATTGACTGTAAATTCAAATACTTGTGACTGAAAACTTTGAGTAAATGCTGTTACCCATCCAGTTTTTTTAGTTGGTACATCAGGGGTTAGATAGTCATATACATAACCAATATTAATTTTTTCTTCAACAACACTATCACTTTGTTGATAATAAAATAAATCTTTATTTAGATTAACTGTAAAATTAATATCACCAATACTAACTGTACTTGAATAGCTAATTGGGAATCCTAATATAGGATCAACTTTGCCCGTACCATCAGTGTATGAAAATAGTTTGGTTCCTGCAAATGTTGAACCATTATAATATAATTGATCACTAAGTGATATTCCATTTATATCATATATGTCATATAATGGAGCTTGATTAACTGTTGATTTTTGTTGACATTGAATCCATGTAGAATCTACAGAATTAAATCTCCAACTAGTTGATTTCCGTACTGTACCAGATATGATAGTAACTTGGTTTTTATCTTGTGCAGTTTCTACAATATTAAGTGCAATGACATTTGAATTTCCCGGTCCAGTTGGTACAAAAGAAACTTCATATACGTTTTTACGAACTAAACTATTATCATCATGATTAAAAATAATTGTTTGACCAGAAAGTAATGGTTGACCATCAATAGTATAGGCTGGTTGGCCAACTATTTCAGTAAAAGCGTCAATTGTTGTATTGTCAAATAATGAAACAAAATCTAAGAATTTTGTTCCACTATTATAAAGACCAAGATTACCATAAAATTCAATAATAGGTCGTTGTGCACGAGTACTGGTATTACCGATAATTGACGTTAATTGTCCATTTTTCTCAATAGTGGCATTAATAACTTGAATATTAAACCAACGATTACTTCTAGACCATGCATTTAAATCGCGACTATTTCTATTGATTGTTAAATAATCTGGATATAATGGTACATTATTTGATTGATCCCATTCTTTATCGTCCCAATTATAATAATCCCATGGATAATATGTTCCTGGTTCATCACTTTCAACACTACGATAGTCATTGACTAATAGTAAATTGATTGCCGTACCTACACCTTCAACATAATATTCATTATTTTGATATGTTGATGGAACAGTGGTTCCTTCAAATATAACTTTAAGACCATTAATGAATGTAACACCATTTGGACTTGTATAATTTTTCTTACCTAAAATTTGATCAATGTTAATACTATTAGTAGTATTATTTTCTATTAAATTAATAACACCAACATTAAGTGGATTTGATCCATCTTGATAATACAATGTATCTAAGACTGCAGAAAGATATGGTATCAATTTAATTGTACCAGTACCATCACGATAGAATGTTCTACCAACATAAGTAGTACCACTAGTAACAGTAATCTTTTGAGAGTTTGGAATTCCAATACCTTGAGTCAACGTGACAATATTAGTGCTAATATTAACAGAAATTGAATAAAAATATGTCTGAGAACTACCGGCTTCATCATTATTATAGAACATTAATGTTCTACCATTTAACTGAGTTACACCGTCAATGTTACCAATTGATGCAGCGGTTTGACCGTTGATTTGTGCATATGTCAATGTAGTTACTAGATCAACAGTATTATTTCCTGGCAAATCATATTCTGATTGAGCATCTTTTGCTGGTACAGTAAACGTAACTGTACCAATAGAATCACCATTATTTTCTACTCCTAATACATCTCTAGTACTAGTATTAGGACTTAAACCATATCCAGATAATCCAGGAACACCCTGAATCCAAAACTGCGACGATTGATTTACTTCAAATGTATATGTACCACCACGTAATAATGTTATTGATGGATTTTTTTGTACTGAATTATTAATCGTATATCCAGTATCACTATATGTAATATTATAATTATCTGATAGATAAATTGTGTTAGTTGATACTGTTACAGCATCAGGGCCATACGGTAACCAATAGTATTGACTATAGTTTACGATCTTATCTAGATCAGCAAAACTATCCCAACTATAGTATTCGCTTTCAAACAGTCTATCATTATTATTAGTAATTGCGCCATTATTTTGTAATGCGTTTAATAGACCAGGATAATTGATAAAATCTTTGGCAGTTTGAGTTTCAGTTTTTAAGAATACAACACTAGGATCTAATTGATAGTCATAGCGAACTTTAGTTGGTTCAACTACATAACGATCAGTTGGGTTAATAGAATAACCATATTTTTGACCAATAAATCCCTCAACTCTACGTAGATCAGGTTGTTGAACCAACTGATCTAATGTGGCAGAAAGAAACTGAGCATTACTGTCAGTTCTAAAAACTTCAGGAAGAAAATCAAGTGACCGAATTTTTGTTGCCATTACATTATTCCATTAATATCATTGTAAAAATAATTCATTTTTTATATTCCATTGGAGTAATACTCCATCCATTAACTGATTTATATTTTGATTTTCTGGATATTACACTAGATAGATTTCCTTTATGTACTTGATATCTATTAATGAGTTCTGATCTAGTACATTGTACAATTCTACCATCGCGATGATAAAATGTATACAACATTGTATCATAAACTTTTTCTTTCCATTTGTCACTGGATCTGGCGATATTTAAACTATCTAAATTTTTCTTTTTTCCTTCCAAACTAGATAGTGTTTTTTTCAATGATTTTGACTTTTTATTTTGAACGCCTGGCTGATTTAGTCCTATAGTCATTCGTTCTATTCTCATTTTTTTGTGATTTTCGTTTGCCCACATATCTATAGCAGATTGGCGATTTTTTTCAATTCTATCTGAGTGATTCTGAATTTCAGATGTCGTCCCGCCATCTCCAGATTCAGGTCGCAAATTTGCCCACTCATTGCTTTTAACAATGTTCCATAGTTCACTGTAATATGATCCCCATTCTTTAAGTTCTTCTGATGTTTGACATTCTTTTAATATTTCAGTATTTACTAAATATCCATGTTTTTTTATGTGATTAAGCCAATACTTTCCAGAACCACGATATTTATGAGGGTCTTTAGATATAGTTTTTCCAAGATAATTTAATCCTGTCACCAAATGAGTTTTTTTATAAAGAAATATCGTCATTAATTATCCATTACTGTATCTACTATTTATCACTACAAAAAACGACTAATTTATCTATATTAGTCAGAACATTTAAAATTACATCGTTCTTTGTAAGGCTGATGGAGTCAATGCACTAATTACAATAATATCACTAGCTGTGGCACCATTACAGAAAATCTCACTAGGTGTACTTAAAATCTCATATAAATCACCAAATGATTGAGTAGGATCAGCAGGTACTAATACCACTGAACTTATTAATGATCCTAATTGCATATGTAGATAGGCAGTCAGTTCACTAAAGTAGAAAGTATCACCAAAATCCCAATTATTAATTATAAAATAACTATTAAGAGCAGCCAACACACTACTGCGAATTTGACTGTCACTAACTACTGTAGATGGATTCTTAATAACTTTGATTGTTCCTCGCAGTGCTGGAGCAGCTTTAGATCCAAACAATGGTTTGAAGTTGACACTATTTAAAATCACACTATCACTGATCATTTTATAACTATCTAATTCTCCATAAGCTTGTTGAAGTTCTTGAATAGTTGGTTTTGGTGGTAGTTGAACAGTTCCAGTACTATCATTGATCCAATTTTGAAATTGAGTATAATATGCTTGTGTAACCAAATACAAATCAATGATGTTTGTGGTAGCTGGATCAATTCTAGTAGTATTATCACTATTATGACGATATTGAAAGTTAATTCCACCACGACCTCTAGTAACTGCGTACGATGAAGTAACATCATTTAAAATAAGAACTGTTGGTTGTGTTCCTGGAACAACAGCCGATTGATAAAATGTTGGTACTGGATTAGTAACACTTCCATTAATACAATAGAATAGTGTTTCAGCAGGATACTCATATATAACATTTAGAACTTGATTTTGAGTTGGATATGCATATATTACTGTTCCAACTGGTAATACTTGAGTTCTATATAGATCATTAATGTCAGTGAATATTCTAAAGAATACATAAGCAGTTGAACTTGTCCCAACTATAGTATTAAAAAAATCTGGATCATATGTATATCCACTGATTAGATTAATACTACTGACAGTGATTTGATAATCATCTGGCATTCCATCACTTTGTGCTGGTTGTCCAGTTACATTTAAAATATAATCTTCGCCAAGTGTACTAGTATTAGTAGAATTAGAATTTGTTCTAAAGATATTTACAAAATCAGAAAACACTTGTCCACTACGTTGATCATATACTCGTTGTGTTCCATCAAATGTAAATCTAACTTGATCTACAGATGCAAAATAATAGTTAACATTGTTAATGGTAACCAGATATGAATTGTTAATACTATCACTGACAAATTTAACAAAGTAATCAGTTGGCGTTGGATTTGTAGGTATTGGTTGTACAATAGACCAACGTTCTAGATTAATTAAAATACTATTATCATAGTTAAGTGCAAAATTTTGTTTGAGATTTATCAAATCAAGAATTTGTGTAGTTAATACACTGTTGAAAGTATTATCAAATTGAGGAATAATTCCAGTTGGTGTTGATTGATCTGGATCTAAATATGCGCCAGTTGGTACAAATGAATTTAGAGTAACTGGTCCAACTCCTGTAGATAAATTACCATCTCCAAAATTATAACCATCTCCAATTACACCATTGACACCAACCCATATACTGGTATGATCGCCATTATAATAATTTGGTATACCTTGTTGTAATCTATTATTAACGTCAAAATAAAATCCAGGTGGACTTACAAATTTAAGTTGTGCACCTTGAGTAATATATCTCATTGAATATGTACTAAATGCGCCAAGTGATATTGGTATATTAACACCAGATGATAATTTTACATAAAAATATCCAGTTACATTTGATCCATCAAGCGTAGTTTCATTCCAGTAACATCTATGATCAACAGATTCTGTTCCTGGATAATATCCAGTATATCTTGGATAATATTCTTGATAATATTGAATAGTTGGTGAACTGCTTAAAAATGATGGTAAAGTTATTGATAAAAATTCAATAGCAAAATTAATATTTTGTGTTGAGAATGTTACATTTTTAGGTAATTGATCAGTATATAATGCACCATCATCTGCAAATACGTTAGTACTACTGTATTTTCCGGTTGGATCTAATAGATCAATATTTCTACTTACTCCAATACTACTACGATTAAGAGCCGAACTTTTGATAATACTATTATATAAAGTAAATGGGAAATTACTATAATCTTCTCCATTAACCATACGATTTTGAGTATAATAACGAGCGGGTGCACGTTCTTTGATATTAAGTATACTTTCGCGAGATTGTGCGGTATTATTAACTGTTTGTAAACTAAATGTTATAGTTAAAGTTTCATTTGTATTTTGACGACTAATATACGGAATACTGACTACGATTCCCGACATTTCACTTGGATCAATACTATAGGTTAATGAATTTCCCGATCTTACATAAGCTCTATAATTTCCAATTGGAATTTCTCCAAATACTCCATCACCAAATACATAACTTACTTGATCATTGGTTCTTGATACTACACTGAATATTGAACTAACACTATTTCCTTGACTATTATAACTAGTGGTAAAAAGATTATCAACTTTAGTCCATTGACGATTTATTGTTTCGTTACTATTTAATTGATATAACCAAGTATCAGTTTCATTGATTCCTTCTATAAATATATTTTGAAAATTGTTTTGAATTTTTTCTGAAAAGTATATATCATAACTTTGCAAGGTACCTTGTTTAAAATAGAAAAAGAATCCTGTATTTGGACTACCATATCCTAACTTATCATTTTGATACACCATGTTAAATTGACTATTAGGTGCGGGAGATATTTCATATAGATAATCTTTATTGGCGCTAGTTACACTTACTAGTTCAAAATTAACCAAATCACCGTTTACTTGAGTGGAAAACGGAACTACTGGGTTATATCCCGATGGTAAATTAATAGTATATTCTTCAGTTTGAATTCCTAAAATATCTTGTTTATTTCCTGGAAGACCTACTCTTTGACTATTAACATATGTAGCATTTAAAATAGTATTAAATTGTTCTTGCCAATTACTGTTTGCGGCATCATTCCACAACACAGTAGTATTACCCAAACTTACATTGTTAATATCAAAAATACTTTCAGTAGTACTGATTGAAGTGACTTTTACTAAACCATTGGCTTCTGTATTACGTTTTGGATTATAACTAACTAAGTTAGCTAATTTAATAACTGAATCTCTACGTTCTGCAGTATCAATAAAGTTTTCACGAGCATTTAAATCACCACGAAATGCCAGTGATTGACCCATAAATGCCATAACATCTAGAATAGCAACAAATTCACTACTTTCAATATAGTCATTAAATGATTCTGGATAATATATAGTCAGATAATCAATGAAACTTTTACGCAAAGTTTCATAGTCATAAGACATGAAATTAGCCTCTCTATAAGTTTGATAGATTCTTTTCCAATCTTGTAAACCAAATAATGCACTTTGTCTTGAACTAGTAACCATGTTTTTTTCCCGTATACTATATTTATTCTTAAAAAATCATTGTATTTTGAAGTTATTGACTTAGTTGTTGAATACTTCCATTATATCTATTCAAGAAAAAATCTGTTTTTATAACATTATTAAATGGACTAAATGCCATTTCTATCTGTAATAATACACCATTTTCTTGAATATATATACCAACACTGTTTAATATGATTCTAGGATCTAAACTTATAACTCGTCTTACTTCATCTTCTATTGCTTGTTGAGTTTCCTGTGTACTTGGTTCAAATATATATGACCATAATATAGTTCCATACGTTGGTTGTCCAACTTTATCACCTTGTTTAATACTTAATGCATTTAATAAATCTCTAATTACTAGATTTTGATCTGACAGTGCATATTTTCTACCTATTCTTGGCTGAACGGTTGTGGATCCTACTCCACCATATACACCAGGTCTAACTAATGACAATGATTGATTGACACCGACTGTTGAAAATCCTTTAAATGTTGGCATTATATTTTCCTTTTAATTTTTATCTGTTTGTTGAATCTCTGCGAGCTATTGCTTCTGCCACCGGTATGAATCGGCTTGTTCCACCACCTCGTGTAGTAATTATTTTGTTTCCATAATTGTCAATTTCAGTTGTAGTAGTAACTTCTGAAGTAGAAGTTGACGGAGATTGCGATGGTGGCGCTTGATTCTGATTAGATACTAACGCTTGATATTCTTCATTTGCCTTTTTTAAATCTCTTTCTAATCTAGATTGTTTAGCACTGCTAGATATTTTTGTAAAAAGTCCAGCATTTTCTCTTTGTTCTTTATTAATCAAAGCAATATTCTGACGTATTTGTTCTTCAAGGTCTTTAATTTTTGCCAATACTTTAGCCTGCTGATCTGATGCTGAATCATTTGAAGTAAGTCCAGATTCTGATACTTGTGGAGTTGGAGATTTAGTCAATGTCAATGGAATTGGTATTCTTGAATCTCCCATATTTGTACCAACTTTAGAAGTCAAATCAGTTTTACTAAATGTTTCAACCGCCTGAATCGCTGATTTAATTTGTCCACCCATGTTTCCAATACTCGCTAGAGCAGTTTGAATACTACTTAGTATTCCATTTGCTGTTGCGGTTATTGAGTTAATAATTTGACCAGGTAAAGCAAGAACTCCATTTACTAAACCTACAGCCGCATTCACTGTACCAGTTACTAAATTTGTTGCAGTATCTATAACTCCAGTAACAAGTCCAGTAGCGGTGTTGACAACACCGTTGACAACTCCAGTAATGGCATTAGTAGTATTATTAACTAAATTTCCAACTAAACCAGTGGGACTAGATAATGAATTTGCAGCGACTGCCGCTCCAGCAACCGCCCCAGTACTGGCAGCAGAAGTAATACTATTCTTAACATTATTAACAATGTTTGTGCCACTGTCAGTTGTAACAGTATTGACCATTGACCCAGAACCTCCAGGCAATGCATTGATTCCGCTATTAAGCGTGGTTGCAGGACCAGTAAATAAATTAGAAACTGTAGAGGTGGCAGATTTGACCACATTACTAACTCCAGATATAACAGAATCTACACCACCAGTTATAATATCTAATGATGCACCGGCTGTTTTCTTTCTAGCATCTGATAATGCCGATTCAGCTGAGCTTAATGCAATTGAATTTATATCATCTGGATTATTTCTATATGCAGTTCTAGCATCATCAAATTTAGATTGTGCAATATCCAATGCCGCCTGTGAAGATTGATATTTTGCTCCTGGAGTTGTCAAATCAGTGACACTACTTGCATTACCTTTACCACCTAATATATTTGGAGTATTAGCAGTAAGATTCTTAAATGAAGCTTCTACCGTTTTAAAAGCGCCTCTTAATGTACTTTCTAGTCCAGTCACTAAACCAGCCAAACTTTTACCTAAACTATCAACACTAGTTGAAATTGCACCTTTAATACTATTGGCTAATCCAGTAACTCCATTACTGATACTATCACTTAGTTGACCTGCAAATTTACCTCCGGCCATCATGTCTGATATTTTACTGACACCTGATGAAATTCCACTTGCAATGTTGGTTACTGCACCAATTGTTCCAGTTACCACATTAGTGACTCCTTGTGCAATTCCAGTAACTGTTCCTAGAACTCCATTAACTACTCCCGTAACAGCGTTAACACCAAAATTAGAAGCAGCTAATACTAATCCTCCTGCCTGACCTGCAGATTCTGCACCAGTTAATATTCCAGAATTTACCAAACTATTAGCGGCATTATTGAGACTGCCAGCAATAATTTGAGTTTGAACTTTACCATCAGTTAACAATTTAATAGGATCAGTGGCACCAAGATTACCAGTTACTAAACCTTGTATTGCTTTATCCATTGGCATACCTTGAGCCAATCTTGTTTGAAGTAAATCTTTTGAACCTGGTTTTATTGCCATACCAGGTCCACAAGCTTGTTCTAATGTCAATCCTCCTGGTCCATCAAGAATTCCTTCACCACGTTTAGTATCTGCAGGTGCAGAGTAAGGTGTAACTGTAATATCACCTTCAGTTATTGTTAAATTTAATCCAAACATTAATGAAACTGGTGATACAGTTGCTGATGTTCCAGTTCCTTTAATTGCTCGTGCTGGTGGCCCGCCGGCAGCCTTTGTGCTATTAGACTCAGCATTTTGACCAACTAGAGCTCTTAATGTCTGTGCATTAATACCTTCTACTGAATTATCAAATCCAGTTGGTGTAGTTACTGTATTGATAGTTGCAGGATTTGTAGGACGAGTTGGAACACTAGCACTTTCGTTATTTACTTGTGCTACTGCCGGTGTAGTTGTTGGCAGACTACTATTAGTACTACTAGAAACACTAACATCTACACCTTTTCCGCTTGCAATCCAAGGCATATGAGTTGGCGCTCTACTAGTAACAGATAGTAAAGCGTGTGGACTTGGATACATCCATCCTTTTTCTGTACTATAAGTTGTATCTGGGTGATTAACTTTTGGTATTACTGGTACCTCAGCCGGTGTTGTACCACTATTGCCACTATTTAAATATATCTTTTTTCCATTTATGTATGTGGATCCACTACCAGCCAAACTAGTAGAACCACCACCAAACAATGCCAAATCACTACCGCTTTTAACTGTATAACTTGTGCTAGCATATTGACTAAAATTGGCACCACTTCTGATATTCATATCATTATCAGATTCCATGTTTAGATTTTTACCATACAATGTAAAGTTTCTATCAGCATGTAAATTCAAATCACGATCTGCATGTAAGTTAAGATCACCTTGAGTTCTGATATTAACTGAGTTACTAGCATACATATCAACTGTACCTTCTTTACCCAATTCTATCCAACTTTGACCATTAGCATGAATGATAAACAATGATTGAGAACTATCATTCATCATTATCATATGACCGCTAGATGTTCTGATTCTTGTTAATTGATCTTGTCCCTGTAAATCACCATCGTCCATAACAAAACTATGTCCACCGGTTCTGCCAATCATTGTTAGTTTACTAGGGTCAGTTGATCCAGTGGCTGCGGCTTTGATATTACTATTATTATAACCTCCTTGAAATATCGGACCGCCCGGAGTGCTCATACCAAATACTCTACTCGGAGTTTCTCGTTGAGCACTACTACTAATAACTCCGCGTGCATTGTCTCTGATTAGACCTTGTTGAAATAAAATTGCAGCTTGATAACTATGAACTGGTTTAGGATCAGTTACTATCGTACCGCTATTAGCAAGATTGGGATTAGTAGAGTTTACTTCTCCAGTTGGTAATCTGTCAGCTCCTCCATATGTTTTAGCTTCTCCATCATTAGGAACAATTACTTTACTACTACCTATAGCTGGAGTCATACTTAATAAACCAATTTGAGGTATACATCCTATATAATAACCCTGTTCTGGTTCACCATTAATGAATATACAAAGAACTTGAGTTCCTATATCTGGTGCACTTGCCCAGAATCCATAACTCTGAGGATTTCCTACGAATTTACCATATCCATCGGTTGTTGATCCTGATCCTGCTACTCCACTTACTCCTGATAAACCACAAAATGGGCTAAGATAGTTAACTTTAATCCAACTTCCTCCATCATTTGGTGAACTAGATGAACTTAGTTTTGCAATATATACGTATACTGCCCCACTATGAGTGGGATCAACATTGTTCTTAACAATTCCAATAACTGGTTCTTTAATTAAAGTTGATTGTCCGCCACGATCACTTTCAAAGTTTGCTGGGGTGCCTTCTTTTGGTGCATCTATTGCCATTTTATTTTCCTATTTACCATTATTTGTAATTATCACTTTTTGCCAGAAAGTCTTCATTTTATATCTTTATCTAAGTCTCCATGGAGTACCGTCAGCAGTAACTCCAAGTCCTTCTTTTTCTGCTGCTCGCGCCGAGGCAGCTGAGGCTGCATAATCGTAAGGCGTATTATCTGTATTTGGCGCATCAAGTGCAGCTCTATTATTGCGAGCCGTGAAAGTTCTATCATCACTTGCAAATTCTTGTCTACCAAGTTGTCCAGTAACTATGACGCCCTGAGAATTGTTTGAGGGAGAATTTTGTGCCAATTGACTTTGTGATTCTATCAAAGACGCATCTGTGGTTGCTCTCGCATCAGCCGCTATAAAATCACCAGTAGATAATGTTGGTCTAGTCGTACCATCAGTACCAGTATTAGTACCACTTGGTGTTGTAGAAGATTCTCTACCATCGGCGGAAGAATTTGAGTTTTCGGTAACTAATAAATTTGACGGGACAACTTGCATCTCTAATGTTTGAGTAAATGATCCTTTTAAAAATAAAGATGTCACATGCGATACTGTAAAAATTGTACCTTTAATATTAAAATTTCTTGTTCCTGGGCTCATTGTCAATACTTGATCGCTTACATCCATTAATCCAGTATTTAAATAATCATTAGCAGTATTAAATATAACTTGAACTAGTAATTGTCCATCAAACATTGTTGGTCCCAAATCAGCTGCTGTACCACTTAATGATTTTACTTTTGGATTTGCTTTAAATCTAGATTGAGCAACAGCATTAATTCCAGTGCTTGTTAAAATCCAATCCGGATCACCCATAATTTTCATTGTAACTTTATAAGCATCATTTGGACTATATAATTGTGCTCTTACGTTTTCTTGCGGAACAGTTTCATTATTAATTCCAACTCCCCCTGTACCACTTTGTGAACCACCTTGATTTGCGCTTGGTATTGGTTGTTTAGCTAAACTAGTATTAGATTCCGTAATTGCATACCCAGTCTGATTAAGAGTTGAACTTTCTGGAATAAAATATAATGCATTGTAACTAAGTTCATAATTTAAAACTTGAGTATTTTCTCCAGTTAAAAAATAGTTATAAACTTTGTGTGCACCATTAAATTTACAAAAATTTGTAACGTTATTTGACTTAATATAATATATAATATATGGTTTTATTTGATATTTTATATTAAAAGTCCAATAATTTGTCTTTTTTTCAAATGACTTAGTTGTAACAATTGGATTTATACTAAACCATTTAAATTCTTGTTTTGATGTATTTTTAACACTGCCAGTTTCTGGTTTTTCATTGTTTAATACTTTTAAAGCATTTGAAACATAACTACTTTTAGATATAATATCATCAATGATTTGTACAATCTCAGTTCCACCTTTGAAACCAACCGATTTTATATTACTATTAAAAGTTTGTTGCTTAAACTGTTCCGCAATGTTTGATTTAGATGTATTTGATGAAGCACCTGATCCAGTATTAGTTTTAGCATCAGATTCTGACAATTTTGCCGTAGCTATCAGACCATTTGGATCAGATTTATTTTTTTCGTCCAAGAATTCTATTTCATAAGTATGTGACTGTTCAGTTTTATTTGAAGATTCTGTTAATTTTTTAGTCTGACTATTGAGTTCTGACACTAAAGATTTAGAGTTTGGACCTTTTGATCCCATAAGAACTTCACCTACAGTTGAACCATTAATATTTAGGGGATTTTGAGTTACTCCGATTATAGTTCCCAGAGAAGCTTGAGGTGCAGCTTCTTGTAATTCAATATTATATGTAGTTGAATTTCCATTTACTTTAAACTTAAAATCATTTATGGCAACAACAACATAACGTTCTATTACACTATTGTCATCAGAAAATCCATTGCTATAGTTTTTTACAAATCCGCTCTTAGATGTTACCAAATTTCCTTGTGTATCATAACCATAATATCTAATACCTAAA